GTGACTCGAAGCTGCGGGTTGTAGGCGACTTGTTCAAAGTCGTCGTACTTGGCCCTGGCCTCTTCCTCACGGTCGTGGTAAGCGTCGTTAATCGCAGCCTGCTGCCGTTGGAACTCACGCTGCGCAAGCAGTTCTTCAGCCTTTTTGACAGCCAGCGCTTCCGCGTAGGCATCAGGGGACTCGAAATGCTCGATAGGCGGGACTTCTCTTGGCGCTTGCGGTTGGGCAAGTTTAGCCTGCTGCTCACGTTCCCATTTGCGCTGCTCTCTGGCAAGGCGCTTGCCGATCTTCTCGTCGAGTTCAGCCTGGGTGAATTTCTTCTCCTCGGGCGTCTGCTCGGGTTGACTCTCAGCTACTTCCGGCGCGTTTTGTGCATTCTCCGGGGCGGCCGTCGCCTCGGGTGCTGGCGCGGATTCAACTTCCGCTAAGGCTTGTTGGACTTCTTCAGTCATTTTCGATTCTTGTGAATCCCTGGTCTACCGGGCCAGTACAGTTCTCAGATTATGCGCTAAGAAGGCGCTTGTCAAGATCAATTGAGCGCAATAAAAGTTCCAGCGTCATCAGTGTAAAACCTCAACTGATTTGACCCCGACACATAAATCATGTTGTATTTTCGTTCCCCAGACCCCGACGAAGTTGCAAGAGCATTGAACAGCATCTCATTGCTATACGTTCGGTCTAGGTAAAAAAGACCCACATTTCCGCGAAAGTTAGTTATCAAATCAAAATCACGCACGTCGGCAGTTTTTGTGATTTGAATGTAATTAAACTTGTTGTTGCTAAACTGTTCTGGCGGGTAAAGAGACAGGGCAGTTTCAGTTCCAGTACGAGACTTAATTAAATATTTAGACCCGTCTATGATGTTGTTAGTAAACATCGTGTTTCGAGCTTCTGATGTAGACGCACCGTGCAGCAAAACTATAGCGTTTGTGCCCATCGCGGTCGAGCCGTTAAATCCTGCTTCCGTAAACGGTCTAGGCGTAAAATTGTTGCCGTTAACAATCATGTTTTTGTACTCAGAATCAATATAGTACAAAAAGTTTTGCCAATACTTAAACGAATTGTTAGATACGTTAATGTTTAAAATTTGACCGTCTGGAAAATTAACCGCGTCGTATGCGTCTGTGTATACACGCACGGCATTTTGATAGAGCGGCCCAGTAGGCGACAGTGTTTGTGGACCGACAATTACGTTACCCGTAACCGCAATGTCGCCCATTGGAATCATTGTCAGATATGGGCTACGGTTGGTGATGTATGACGCCAAACCGTTAGACGCAATTTGAATAGCGCCGCCTTCTTTGTCTTCTACATTGTTGGCGTAAAAACTGTTGCCTGAAATTGCGGCTTGAGATGTGGGTGCGGTAACAACAATAAAAGACGGGTACCCAGCAACAACATTACCCGCAACAGAAACACTACGGCTGCGAAGTTGAATTGGATTTGTGTTGCAGATCGTCGGCGAATCTGTATTAAAGGTGTTGTTTGCAACAACAACATCAACCATTGCCGGATAGGCCGCATGTTCTGAGCAGTTGTAGCAGTTGTTGCTTGTAAACACCACTGTTTTGCCTTGGCGTTTAACAGGGCCAAGAGCCGTACGCCCCGCAGGACTGGCATAGGTAAAAGTAGCGGTTTCCGATTGGTCTGCGGTGTCGTAGGTGGACTCGCCAGAAAGGCAGACATCCGTCCACTCAAAGTAGTTGGAGTCAATGATAACATTGTCTACACCATCGGTATTGATAGCGTGTATCAACGCCCGGCTCGGCGTGGCGTGAGAATTTGCCACAAACTGACAGTTTGTAATTTTAGATTGGTAGTTCTTGGTGGTGTTGAAATACTGATTGTTGGCGTAGTCATATGCCGCAATGTACTCATACCAGACGGCAGACGAATCAATAGTCGTAAATGAGCAGTTTTGTACCCGTGTATTTTTAGAATTTTTGAACACGATAGCGGTACGGAAATCAAAAATTGCACTGCCACCAGTAGAGTGCCGCGTGTTTTCGCCAATAAACGTCAGGCCGTCCACAACGATGTTTTGTGTTGCGGCAGCTCCATTGCTGTCTGGCGTGCCGACAAACAGGATAGGATAGGCCAAAGCGTAGGTCGAGATGTCAGTGTTAAAACGCCGCAAAAAAGCATTATTACCTTGCAGCGTGATGTTGCTGGCTGTAATCTTGACACCCCAACGGTCGTTGGTACCAACGTTGCGAGCAATGCGGTACGTTCCTTCGGGAAAGAACACCGTGCCGCCAGTAACCGCTAGGCTGTCAATGGCAGCCTGCACAGCCACGGTGTCGTTAGCCACGCCGTCGCCAACAGCGCCAAAATCTTGGACGTTAGTGTACCCGCCCTCGATCATCGAATATGTGACTTTGGTCAGCGCCATAATAGTCCTTTTAATATCCTATGCTTATTGCGGAAACAGAATATGTGTTGGCGCCCATCGCTAGCTGCAACGCAGAGCCTGATCTTGTGTATGTTCTTGAATCCGGCGATCCAAGAGATGTAAAGCCCGACAGTAAAAAAGGTGATGCGCCTGTAGACGCAATAACAATATCACAAAATCTATTTCCGCTAAAATTTCCGTTAACAATTATTAAAGTTCCAAACGCGCCGGCATCCGTAACAATAGTTGTCGCAGATGTTGACACCGAAATTTGTGTCGGTCGCGCACTTAATTTTGCTTCTACACCTGAAGCTACGTTTCCTAAAGTTTGAGTGCCTGTAAAAGTTTGCGCTGCATCCGTGCGGGCCGCTGTAAAGTTGGCATTTGGCGTAGTCATTACGCGGGTGGTGCTTGCGCCTGGCCCGGCGACTTGCAAAATACCTGTGGTTGCGTTTGACCGCACATTTTTGACCGTCAAATCATCAGTCGCAACTTTTTTGGTGCTGCTCGACTGCACAATCGGCAAAACTTCGGTGCCCGCAAGCGGAAGGGTTGCCGAAGTAAGTTGGGAAATTTTGAGGTCAGCCATGATGAATCCTTAAACGTAGTTGACTTCAATTGACGAAGTAACTGGGGGCGCTTCTGAGAACGTGACAACAACACCAGCGATGCTGTAGGTGTTTTTCTGCTGGTACACGCCGTTAATGTATATGTTGGTCGCGTTTTCGCCTGCGGGAGCGCTTGCCAAATTGAACGTGGTATCCGTGCCGTCACCCGTAAAGTTAGCGATGATTGCGGTAGCGTTGAAGCTGCTACCCACATTGTCGTATGTGGCAATCGTAACGTCTGCGCTTGTCTTCAGGACAAACTTGTACAAACGCAACTGGTTCCAAATCTCGCCCCCAGGCACCCGGCCAGCGGAGTCCAAAATAATTGGGTTGGTGTGCGCCGTATTGCCGGTGCTTGATGTGTACGTTGCCAGCGGCGTGGTTGTACCGGCCTCGTAGGTAAAAATCTTGCCGCCAGTTAGGATGACCCCGTTGTTGTCAAAAAACTGAGCGCCAACGCCGCCAAAAATTGAGAGCGATACAGCGGGCATGTGTTACTCCAAGAGAATCAAGCCATTATCCTCTTGCACGAGGTTGTCGCCAGACTCGGTAAGAAGGTTGCTCTGCGCCTGTTCTTCAGCGCGGCCCGAGAACAGCGAAATGATGCCGCCAAGGCCAATGGCAACCGAGTTGCGAAGATCAGGGCCAAAGAAGCTCATTGCTTGTTGATGGGTTTGGCGTACGCGGTGCCGTCGGTGCTGCCGATCCGCAGCACGCTGACGCGCCAAGGAGCGCCGGTTGTGTTCAGCGGCACCACAAACGGGATGGGCGTGAAGGCAGGAATCGGGGTGCTGGCGCTGGTAGCCACGGCCCCCACGCCCACTTCAACGTAGCAGGATTGGTCGCACCAAACCAGTACGCCTTGCGGGCCAGGGCCCCATGCGGTCGTGTTGCCCGCAGTAGCACCGGCAGTTGCAGTGTACGCGGGGAAATCCGCTTTGCTCATCGGGTTGAGGAGTTCCATCATGTGTCCTTTACGCCAGGAATTTGAGTTTGTACAAGGTGGTCAAGTACAGTTCGACGATATTATCAATCAACTGCTGCAACGAGGTGTCTTCTTTTTTCGCCACCTTGTAGCGCATCTCCTCAATCTCGGCCAGCGATGCCTCAAGGAACTCGGTGATGTTGGTCGTCTTTTTGGCCGAGTGCAGGGTAATGGGGCCAATCAGCCCGTGACGCCCTTGGTACGCCTCGGCAAACGCATCAGCATGGTCGATGATGGTGTCGTAGAAGGTGTTGAGCGCCACATGCTTGGAGTAGCTGCGCGTGTTCAGATGCACCGAGTGGGCTACGTCGCGGGCCAAGAACAAAAGGCCCATGAAGTCTGCTGCGGTGCTCATTGCATGGCTCCTTCAGGTGGCATCATCGGGGGCTGCTCCATCATCTCTGGCTGCATCTCCGGCATCTGCGAGTTTAGGTTGTTGCTTTCCATTGCCGCAGCCACGACGCCCATAGCGATGTCCTGAATCTGCTGCTCGGTCATGCCGGCCTGCACCGCGCTGATGCGCTGCGTCTCAGCCTGGTACGCCTTGATCTCGGCCTCGAACTCCTTGATCGACAGATCACGAGCCTCCATCGACTTCTGCACGTTCTGGAGCATCCCGGCCATCTGCTGCATCTCTTGGTTCATGGCCTCCATCTGCTGCTTGGCCGCAGCCAGCGCCGGATTGTCCTCATCGTCGCCGATGATAGCCGGGTCGATAACCTTGGCAAACCGCTGAGACATTTCCTGAGCGCCCGGCCAGTCCATGTTTTTGATAAACAAATCGCCAGCCACGCGCCAGAGGTCTGGGTTGCCTTGCAGAAGTTGAGCCATCGCCTCTAGCGATTCTTGACGCTTGGTGGCAAAGCCTGGCCCAGTGATGACCATCACGTCGTACTTGCCGACGCCGGGGTTGTAGATCTTTTCGACCACAATGCCCTGCTCGTTGCGGATTTTTTTGACCGGCTCGGGCTGCATCGGGTTGATCTTGATCATCTTGGACTCGCCATCCTCGCCGACGATCCGGGCAATGCGCTGCGTGTCGTAGATTTTCGGGATTAAGTCAATTAACTGACGGCCGATGTAACGAATAAACCGGGCGTAGTTGTCAACGTAATGGTAAGTGCCGGTGTCCGATTCTTTCTGCCGGGCCAAAATAGCTTTACCGCTGCGCTCGTTGGATGTCATGCCTAGCGCAGCGTTGTACTGGCCGGTTGACGATTTAATGTCGTCAGAAGCGCCTGCTTTGGCTTGCAGTAAACCGCTAGAAGCCATAGGTGGTTGTGCGCGCTGAGGCAGCGGCAAAACTGCACCGTGTCCGTCTGTAACGTCTGGGTTAACCTCAAGATAAGGCCAGTTTTGGGTGTTTGCAGTTTTCCACTGGGTTTCGTAGCCCTCAAACTGGCCACCGTAGCCTATAAAGGGTGCCTTGGGTGCTAAGGCCAGCATTTCTGCTTCTTGGCTGACCCAGTAGTTGTACATGCGCTGCGCGTCTTTGGCGTTACGCACAAGGCCGCTGACGTACAACCGGCCCTCAACCTCAAACTCGTTGCCCACGCAACGAATCACCGGGATGTGCGAGCCGGCCCAATCAGACCGCTCCAACACCTCGTAGCCATTAATTTTTAACCACTTAATCTTTTTGCGGTCAGATGGGCGCGAGCGCAAAGGCTTGCCAAACTGCGCCCGCATCATCTTATCTTCGGGCGTGCCTTGAAACGCTGTAGCGTTGCCAGGGTACAGGTTTAGCGTTTCTTTGGTGTGTTCGACGTAAAAATACTCGGCAATACGCACCGTGTTTTCATTCATCCACTGGCTAAATCCTTGGTCGCCCACGCCTAGCGTTTGCAGCGTGGTGATAGGCGCAGCGTCTGGGTACTGGCGTTCGTACTCGTCCTTGGGAATGTCTTCAGTAATAAAGCACCAGCGGGCATCTGAACCGCACGGGTCTTGAATCAACGGGTCCATGTAGACCGAAAAGCTGTTGCGAATGCGCCCAATCTTGATGTCTTGATCAAACGTGTTGTCGTCGCAATACTCGGTCAAAATGCGAGCGTAGCCTTCACCGTAGGACACTTGGTTCTCGCAGGCCGTGTCGTAAGCCACGTCGGCGTCCGAGATGTACTCGATGTGCCGAATCATGCCGTTGAAAATTTCGGCCACCTCAACGTCAGCGCCGTCGTCTGCGGGGATGACCTTGGGCTGCGGCCTGTTTTGCCGCTGTTCGTTGGTAACTTGATGGACGTGCTGGGGCAGTTTGTTGACAGTTAAACACGGCCTAGCATTAATTGTCTGACCTTGCACAGCGCCACGGGTTGCCAACACGTCAGCCGGCCACTGCCAATGATTGTCGGGCGAGCCGGCGTAAAACCGCAAATCGTCAAGCTCGTCCTCACGCGATTCAGACAGCGCAGAAATCGCCATGTTAAGGCGAGATCGAGCCGTTGAGAGCACTTCAGAGTTGCTCTTGTCTTTGGCCGATCTACCCTCGCTGACCGCCCCAGCGGCGGCGATTCCTGTGTAGTCTTGAGGCATGATTACTTGATCTTGCTCAGAACCTTAGCAACCGCGGCCTTGACGTTAGTGCCCGACGGAATGCTGCCGTGGCAGCCCATGCCCGGCATCTTGGAGTACGTCTCCTTGTTGCGGTCGGGCATCCCGCCGCCGGACATTTTTGGCTCACAAGCGTTAAGTTTTTTGATGGGGGCAAGAGTCTTGTTCATTTCTTTCCTTTCGGCGCAGAGCGCTTGACAGCATATGCAATGGCAACGGCTTGCTTAACCGGCTTGCCAGCTTTAACTTCAGCTTTCACGTTTTTGCGGAAGGCTTCGGAGGATTTTGACTTAACAAGCGGCATTACTTACCCTTCTTGGCCGTTTTGGCCGACTGTTTGAACGCCTTGTTGGTAGGAGCGCCAGGCGAGCCAGGCTTCCTCATCTTCTCGCCCGAGCCTTCTTTGATGCGCTCGCGTTTGGCGTGAATATTAGCGTAGAGTCCGGGTTTGGTAGCCATGATTAGCACTTCCATCGTTTGAGTGATGCCTTAGCCCGCTCGGCGTCGCCCTTGGCGTTCTTGACAACGCCTTCCATGCGAGCGCAGAAACTCGCCTTGCGGCCAGCGTCGGCCTTGGTCTTAGGGTTGGGTGCTGGCGCCTTAAGGTTCGAACCAGTAGCTGCGTTGTATTTCTCGCGGCCTTTGGCTGTTAGGCCCGCACCTTTGCTAACGGGCAGTTTTTCACCCCGTCCAACGCTTAGAGACACGCCTTTTTTAGCCATTACGCCCCCATCCAAGAAGTTGTTGAGTTAAACCCGTGCCCTTGGGAATGACTTTGAGTCTGACGTTGTTCCCGATGCGCCACGGGAAACGCAAACGTCAATGCCAATGCATCCGCAGCGTCAGGAGAAGCCAAACCACGGCTTTTCATGTCTTTTTTAGACTCCAAAAATATGGTTCCACGGGAATCGGGCTTGATCTTAGGCGAAATCAGGTCTGTTTTCAAGAAGCGGTCTTTAGGAATACTGGCTGTTTTAAGCCAATTCTTCATTTCGCCCCACATTTCTGCCCGTTTGTTGCCGTACATGATGGGGTTTTTGGCCTTGTTGCCGAAATTGACGCCTCTAATTTTGTAACGCTGCTCTTTCAGCCGGTCAACAATGCCAGCGCCTAGTCCGCCTTCGTCAATGTTGACCAGAGCAGGTTTAAATTGTTCAATGGCATCAATCACATGACCTACCACAGTCATTGTGTCATCGCCTCGATGCCTGATAACTTTAACCAAATCACGTCCACAGCGAATAGCAATTACGGTAGCGTCAGCACCAAAACGGGCAGGGTCTACACCCATAACAAGCGGAGCGCTAAAGTCTTGGTAAGCAGGTTGTTTCATTGCCTCGTCTACCAGCAAACTGCCAATGAACTGGTCATCACCCTCACTGGGAAACTGCCCATAAACCTCTACATGGGCTTGGGACGAATCAGGCCCGTACTCTTGGATAATTTGGTCATAGACCTGTTTGTCAGTGCCTTCGACGGTTCTAGCATCTACAACCCGAGATGTCCAAAAATCTCGTTTTGAGTGAAAAGTTTCGTAAAAATACCCTGAATTGCGCCGTGGGTTAGAAAACGCAAACCACATCCGTTTAGGCGTGTTTTCAGTAAAAAAGCCACCGGTAACAGACCAAATAGCGTCATCAATACCCGACGCCTCGTCAAAGATTACCATTACGCCGTCATGGTTGTGAACACCAGCATACGAATCAGGATTTTCAGCAGACCACAACCTGCCTTCAATAGCCCAATACCGTGTGCCCTTTTTTAGATTTTTCTCAACCAACGTAGTCAACCAAGCAGCCGGCGCAACCTTGGTCGCAGAAATCTCAAACCAATGGCTGTTGATTGACATGGCCAACCACTTGGTAATCTCAGCCCATGTAACCGAACGTAGCTGAGACTCGGAGTTGGCAGAAACAATCGTTGTAGACCCAATGCGGGTAGACAGCATCCAAACCGTTAACCACGACACCAAAGCAGATTTGCCAATACCGCGACCAGAAGACACCGCATGTCTTAACGTCTCAAAATCTACAAGACCTTTTTGCCGTTTTACGTATGAAGCAACATCACGCAACACCTCACGCTGCCACTTACGCGGCCCACTAAAGTGCTCTAGCGGCGTACCCTCTTTCCCCCACGGAAACGCAAACATCACAAACGCCTCTGGATCATCTGCAATAGCAGGCATCCACAGAGTAGCCATCAACTCTTGTTCGTCTTCCGGTTTGTACACTAGCGTTTGCATAAAACAAGTATACTCAAAACACGGGGGCCATCACCCAGCCCTGTGGAAGGTTGAGCCGACCAACCACGATAAACATGGTGAACCATGCGGTACTTTAGTAAGACCAAACTCTGAACGGGACCAGTTGCGTGGAGGGTACAACAACCCTAACCTAGACAAACCAGAGGCTCACTCTCCAAAGAGTACACACCCCTCTCGGGTGCCTGGTCTATTCCCACAATCAAAACAAGCAACCAGCAGCGCACTGTTGGCATAGGCTTACTAAAAAATAAAAATTGTTCGCAAAAAAATTACGCGCAGTCTAAATAAAAATTGTTCGCGGGGCTTACGCCACCATTGACCCACCACCCCTTGGACCTCACCCCCCCCTCATCCGACGCCGGTCATCATTGCGCGGCACGGCCAAGTTAGTAAGCGCTCGTGACGCAATGTAAGTTAGTGCTCACTTACATACCCAGGTGACCATAGGTTAGCGGTTACGTGTGCTGCGGTGATGTAAGTTAGTGCTCACTTACATGTGCGTGCGTGATCCGGCGGGCGGGATGGCGGACAACCCGTTTCCCCCCTGTTTCCCCAATGAAACGCACAATCTCGCACGTCTTCAGACTACCTACCATTCTTGGCAATATGTTAGGGTTTGTCCTAGGTGCTTATTAGGGTTTGTCCTAATGGCTGGAGTGCAGTTACCTATACAATAGAGGGCATGCCGCAGCATCCCGCAGCGGTCTTTTTAGGAGAATGAAGATGTTCGATCACAAGGATTTTGCAGCCAACCCGGGCAAGTACATGCTCTTTAAGACGGCCAAGGTCAATGGCCGGGTGTTTACCGAAAACGGCACTGATGACCTTGAGGCTGGGCAGTATGTGGCTATCAAGCACATGCGCAATGCTTGGAATGGCCTACGCCGACGTGAAGAACCAGTCTACAGCATCACGGCAAACGGCAAGGTTTGGGGCGTGATGTTCGCTAGTTCGCTTTCTAACTTTGTACTGTAAGGGGCCAAAGATGACCAGTCAGAAAACCATCGAAAACAGCATCTTTTGGCAAAATTGGGTGCTCAAGCAAAGCACCGATCCCAAACAAAAACAGCGCTGTATTGCAGCAATCGAGAAACTGCAAGCCCAACTAAAAGCGCTGCAACAGTCATCCTAACAGCCTACCCTGTAGCATCCATCCGGGTGCTATGTGGTGCGCTGTTGCACTAATGCCCTTCGGGGTCTATTTGGAGTAAATCATGGCCGTTACTGTTGACCTGACCGCTGACATCATCGACATCCGCGACATCATCGAACAAATTGAAGTGCTCGCCGAGCAGTTGACCAAATACAGCGCCGAGGCATTCGCTCACCCAGAGCTTGCCGAAGAGCACGCGGCCTTGTGCGCCATCATGGCCGAGCTGGCTGGATACGGAGGGGATGAGCAGTGGGAGGGTGACTGGTATCCGCTGACCCTCATCCGTGAGTCTTACTTTCAAGACTACGCCCAAGAACTGTCCGAGGACATCGGCGCAGTCAACAGGGACGCGACATGGCCCAACAACTGCATAGACTGGGAACAAGCAGCCCGCGAGCTGCGAATGGACTACAGCGCCATCACCATCGACAACGTGACCTACTTTTACCGCTAACCCTACCCATGCCCCTAGGCGTTACAAAGCGTCTGGGGCCGTTTTAACCCGTCCTTGATGCGCTTAATAGGCGCATTTGGATGGGCTATTACTCATTCTTGCTAACCTCACGGCTGGCCACGTCAACCACCATTGGGGTCAAAACCCTAGCCTTTGCTTCATTCAGGGCATCCGTAATGCTAATGCGATTGTCCGTAACCTCCATTTCCAGCCGGTCGCCGTAGCGTTTGGGCTTGAGTTTGGCCGCTATCCATTTGCGGGCATCGACTTGCAATCGTTTTTTGTTGACCCACGCTGCCGCTTCAGCGCCGCGCAAACCTTCCGGCATGTCCTCGTCGGCTAGGGCTAAAATTTCCTCTGCTAATTTGTCGGCCCTGTCCTCTAAGGCCTGTTCGTACATCTCCCGCAGCTCTGGGATGACTCTGATAGTGCGGAGCGCGACAGAATACGTTATGGCCTCCGGCTTGATGGCCGATGTGAGGGCTTCACCCTCTGACATGCGAGTAAAAATCCTAGGCCAGCACTCATGACCCAAATTGTATTTGTGGCCTCTCCACTTACGAGCAAGATTCGTCATAGGGCAATTCTAAGGGTTTTCACTAGTGTCGCATTAGGGTTTGTCCTAGTGTACATCGTTTAGTCTGCTATACAATAGGCGCATTCCCTAGCACGGTGCCGGGGTTTTTTTGGAGTACATCATGCAAGCAATCCAAACACGTTATCTCGCCCCAACTAACACTTTGGGCGCACGGATCAAGGCATGGGCGCAAGCTGGGTCTGTCACCATCCCCTATCCGTATTGGCTGTCGGGTCAGGCAGGCCACCGCGCAGCCGCGTTGGCCTTGTCCGACAAATATGGCTGGACCGATCAATATCTTGGCGGTCAGTTGCCCAACGGCGATTATGTGTTTGTCGCCGATCACAATCTCAGCCGGGAGTAAATCATGTCTCACCGTATCGTTTTAGGGCTGGTCTATCTGTTGGCCATCGTTGTTTTGTTTGCTGATCTGTTTATTTGGAGGGTTTAATCGTGCGAACAATTCATTACCTTTATCACGCCGGCTCAGACATTTACTTGGATTGTGAATTAGAGTATGACCCCGGCGAAGATGCCAATCCTGACCCAGAGTCACCAACCTGCGGCCCTGGCTGCGCTCCTGCGGCGTGGCTTATCACCGCAAAGATCGGCAACGTAGACATCATGCCGGTTTTAGATCAAACAATTATTGAGTTGATCGAGGTGGCCGCATGCTCATGGCAGGATTAGCGGTTATACTAGTCGCACTACTGTCAATCCTCCTTGATCTGTAGTTGCCCCCTCCTTAGCCCGCGCAATGCGGGCATTTTTTTGTCCGTCTACGGCAATTCCTCGCGCACTAACACATCTACCCCAGGAGCTGACGCGTACACTTTTGTAACGTGTAGGCTAACAATCTGCCCGTCGTCTTTGTAGACCGTACCATTTAGCCCATCAAGCACCGATTTTGCTAGATTGTCGATGTCCGGTTTCTTAGTAGGCCGCTCTAAGCCGTTTAAACAGGCCTGCAAGCGCTTTTTAGGGTATGACTTAGGGATAGGTAGCCTGATGTACAGATAGACCGCTGTGGGCGTTTCTAGGGGATCAGTTGGCCCCATTGCCTGTTGTGCGGTTTCCCGGACTATCGTTTCATAGTCGCTCGTTTTCTTCGGCGTGTATGTCCGGACAAAGCCCGCTTTTGCGCTGTACCTGGGTCTGCCCTTGGGGACTGGGTTTGCGTCTACCGTGAACTGAATCGTAAAAGTCACTTGCTTCGCTCCTCATTCATGAGCCGCCGTAGCTCCGTTGCAGCATCAAGCCCGCGTTTTCGTTCAATTGCCGAAATAATACCGGCCCACCACACTTGTGCTGCTGCTGCCCCGTCCTCGCTGGCCTTGCGTCTGTATCTCTGAAGCCATTCTCTCGCTTCGCTGCGCCTGATGTTCTTCAAGGTCTCCGGTGAGTTGTAAGGCGAATTCCACAATTCTGTCTGGGTAGTAGACACCCTCGCGTACATGGTCAAGGATTTTTTTAGCTTGTTCATAGGTCATGATCCCCTCCTGAGTTGAGCCAAACGATCGCGGATGTGGTCAGGCATCGCCACAGTGCCAGCAATGCGCTCTTGGTACTGCTCGGCCATCGTCACGGGTTTTTTGATCTCTGGTATCTCTGCCCCGTCCCACCTCTGTTGATTCAGATAGACAAGCGGCGCAGGGATAAAAAGGCCATTGTCTTTGCGCCATTGGTCTGTGGTTTTTTGCCACTCAACGTGCTTGATGATCTGGTCTACACAGTGTTCGTAAAGACCTTTTTTCCACCGTGCTAAACAAGCTGCCTTTGCGCCCTTCCTGGGGCTTTTTGGCCATGCTGCCCAGAACCTGTCAAATCCACTTTCAAACATTGCGCCTCCTTGTCGTTGCATCATAAACACCATAATTGATATGGTTCACCCAAAAGACCCCCCTACCCCACAAAGTGTGAGGTAGGACGAGTTAGGTTCACCCCCTATTTAAGGGATCGTCATGCTACGGATTGAATACCGTACGCCCCCGGCTTGACGATTCGACCAGCCGCACGGATTGTTCGGGAGCTGCCCCCTAGCCCATGTGATTGATGATGACGGCTGGGGATGATCCAGCACTGATGGGTAGTCGTCAAAACCTGTTGGCCCACTGCTCTTCAAATTAAGCTACGCCATCACCAATCACACGGTTGCATACCGTGTCGCGGTTTCCTTCCGAGCGGCCCCACTTGCGGCCCCTGCTATCGTGCGGAGTACGGTCGCGTAGAAAACAAAAAAGCCGTTTACTGCTGCCCCTGGTAGGAACCCTTGTTTTACCAAGGGCAGGAGCATGAGTAAACGGCCTTCACTTGTCGCTTCCTACGGCAACGGGATGAAGTGTCTAGCAAATTTTGGGACTTGTCAAGCCCTTACGAAAAAAGGGTTGTTGGCGCAGCGGCCTCACCACAGTTCTACGCCGCCAGCTTCGCCGTGTCATGCAGTGGGCACACACGATCTACTCCGATTCACTGCTAGCGCACCAACACGGCTGGGGATTAAAGTTCCCTGTTTATCCACCCCGGAAGTGGCAGGTTCCATGAAATCCCCATGCGTGTTGGTTGTTGGCGGCCGGTACTGATCTCCGGCTTAAAGGGAACACGCCTAAAGCATCCGAACCTGACCGGAAACGGACTCTGCACATCAGTCTGTGCATTCACCAACACGGCTGGGGACTCGTCGTGCGTCCTTCGATGCGTGGCGACACCGGCCACATCCCCATGCGTGTTAGTCCTCTTTTTCAAGGTTAGCAAACCACTCTGGCTTGATGCACCGCAACTGCCACAGCCTGCCCTGTGGGATGGTCTGCCACTGGTGCACAGCGCCCCTGCTGATGCCCAGCAAACGGGCTAGCCGCGCTTGGGA